GCGAAATTATAGAAAGATATTAAAATCAACTATCAACTTAACTTTAGTATTGTATACTCACCCTGCCTAACATCTCTCAATATGAGAATCCTCAGTGAGAATCACTTAAGTAGACATAATGACTGCTGCCAAGGTGAGGGGTGAGGGATGAAGGGGTGATAATTGATGAAAGTCTTTATGTAATGTTTACTCCTTTTTGCCCAACTTGTTCTTTACCCATGAAGTAATGAAGTTCCTGATAAGAAATGCCATGAAGAATAATATGAGGATTGAGACGGCAACATACAGAATGATCAGCCCAATTGCTTTTAATGGACCACCCATCCATGAGGAGAACCCTGTGATCCAGCCAAGAATCGACCAGTCTGAAGTTTTTGGGTTCACAACAGATGACTCTCCTCCTCCTGTGACTCTATCATCATAGGGACTAACAGCAACTAGAGTGCCCTTAATCCTGAGGCTTCTTTCAAGCTCACCACATGTGTACCTCAATTCCTCATCTACTTCCGGGTTGGACAAATGAATTATCTGGCAAGATTCTGTGATACCCTCTTCTATTCTCATGATAACATTCATACTATTATCATTTGAATGAGAAATGAGAGTTCCCTTACTCTCACTTTTGATCTTAAGACACACCCGAGCTCCTTCATTACATGAATAGCACCCAGTTATATTCAAAAAGCTTGCCTCACACTCAGAAACCTCATTCTCAAATTCCACTTCATATCCCTCAAAAGTCAGTCTGATCTCAGCCTCAATTACTGATTTTGTCACAGCCTGAACTGTGGTCTTGTCAACAGATGGAGTAAACATTTTCCCAAATCTTTCTTGTGGCAAGCTGCCTCTCTTGAAGGCAATGAATGGGTCAACTAGAGCACTAGTGCAGTCCACTCTGTCGGTCATAGGCCTATACTTTATGAGTTGTGGAGCTCTGAGGCAGCTCTTATGTGCCAGAATTGCTGAGGCTTCTGATGAACATCTGACTTCACCAATGAAACCGGCTCTTGGGATCCTTGAGAATTCCTCATCTAGTAAAGCAAAACCTGATTTTCCATGCTGCATAAAAGAGATTGGGTTTGTAGCACTAATTCCCTCAGCTTGGAGTCCGAGGCTAAAAGTTCCCCATTGAAAGAACTTGGACCCCATGTCGTTTAATGAGAACTTTTCCTTTGATCCATCTATACTTGTTATTGAAAATGTAATCTTATGCACCCAATCAATGCAGTTGAAGACTCTCAATGCCTCCTTCTTCACAGAGTTAAGCCTGGAATGCACGAACAAGCAGGAAGGTTGAATGCTAAAACAACCGCATGCCCAGCCTCCGCATTGCTCAAAGCAACGATTCTCCGACATTGCAGTCTCGTTTGCAAATTTAGAGAACTCATTGGAGATGACATTAGAATCCCAGGACTGGCACTGATTACTCACACACTCAGACACCAAATGACACCTTCTGGAGCTGAAGCACTCTGGGCTGTAATGAGAAGTCCAGTATGTATCACCCTCTCTGCATGTGAGCTCGCTAGCGAGGGTAGTTATAGAAATGTGCTTCTTTTGATTTTCAGATGGTCCCTTTATCATGAAACATGCCTCAGACCCTATTGATCCCGCTCTTAAGATGACTGTTCCCGACACTGAACAGGTAGTTTTACCATTTTTGTGCAAGCACTTCGTCATCTTGGAGTTGGACATTACAAGTTCAGAACATGATGAAGCAACAGTGATTAAGCACATTAAGGTCATGAATTTGCCGTATCTGGGGAGTGGCCCTCTGACTCTCACAAACCTGGCAGGGTTGACTGCTTGTGCTTCTACATCCACATTTCGATCCCATCCTATCTCATCATTGATTCTCCTCCTCATATCTCTAGCCTTACTCTTCATCTTTCGAGTTAGCCAAGAGCAACATGTAAATAGCCAGGAGACTGGATATGTTATTCTGGAAGGTAGCATCTTGATGACATGTGACAGTATAATAAGCATCTTAATAATTAGTAGTGAGGCTCCGGATAGAAAGACAAAAACAATTAGTCCACTGAGGACAGTATGACAATGATAATTAATGAAGCTGTGATAACAAAGTAGACACTCATTGACCCCACATGAATCCCTGGACTCACAATGAACAACAAGGTGAGAGCTGACAGTGTCATCATTATGGGACAGATGAATGCCAATGTCTCCTCCATGAAATTTGCTCATCCCTGGGTAGTTCATCTCTATCAATGTACTTGGGGTTTGAGCCTTAGTTATGCAGTGCCCATGTGAGCAGGCAATTGCTGAGTTGATGAGAAATCCAGTTGATGACACAGAAATGCCATGCTTTAAGCACTGAGTTGAACAGCCTATACACTCCTCTTCTGTAAGATTGAGGGGGGCTGTCACTTCTCTACTGACCAATGCGTTCTCATAACCAAAGCAGACTGGCTTAATCCAAGTTCCTGCATAGTGTAGTAAAACGTCACCTGATCCAGGTGCAGCCATACAATAAGTGTCTGGATAATTTGTGGTGCAGTCAAATGTCTTGCAGAAGAACTCATCACCTGAGCACTTCCTCTTCTGAGTTTCATTGTCTGAGTTGCATCTCTTCACACTGATTCTATGAAATTGTCTTGTCTCCGTTTCTTGCTTCCTTTCACCATCAACCTGTCCCAGGTGATCATAACAGATAAAACCCTCAGCAGTAGAGGCATCATCATTCCTCAGTATCAGTTTATCTAGATAAATCTTCCCTTTGTTCTTTGTGGTGAAGAATGGGACACTGAGGAACTCAGAATGGTAGTTTGTGCACTCCTTAAAAGTCTTTACACCTATTTTGCAGAATCCTTTAGGTTTGAGATATGGACCATCATAGGTCTCATCCCCCTCCTGACACATTGCATCCTGCATTTGGACTGTGGCCTTTCTAATAGTTGTTGACCCACTCTTAACAGACCTACAAAATTTACAGTCTTCAGTGATTTCCTTATCAGACTCACAGTAGATTCCAGATAGCTTTCCGTCAGAGTCCAGATAATGGGCTCCCATGAAATTGTTTGGGCAATGAGCCTTTATTTTAGACTTTTCCTCATCACACTTGCTTGTCCTCTTAGTGTCTTTCATCTCGCAAATTCTGCCCTCATTTTTCTCAATGATCTTGTCGTTAAAGGCTTCCAATACAGTTCGTTTGTGTATGTGCGAGCTTGAGAAAGGATACATATTTCTATTGAGCAATACTTCAAATGCATAACACTTCACATTGTAATCCACAAGAGAACATGTGTCATCAGTAAGCCCAGGAAATACATTGTTCCCTGACCCAACTCTGTTGCGAGCATGAGAGTTTTTGTGCCTGAGGTCAATTGCAAGAGCAGGGGATGCCAGCAATGTCACAGCACTGATGATTGGCAGGATGGTTGTCACAATCCCCCCAGAGCTCTTCAGCCTGACCATATCCCTCTCATTCTGCTCTTTCTCTCTGTTGAGAGAGTTCTCAAGCTTTTTGATTTTGTGTCTCATTTCATCATGAGAAATCTTAGAGATCCTGTTCTCATTCTTCTCACTTTCCAAATGTAGAATTAGCTCATCTTTGTCTGCAATCATCTTTTTGATTTTCTCCTCATTGTTCCTTGACGATGTGAGCTTCTCCTTAACGTCTTCATATTCCCCCAGGAGTCTCCATTTATTCTTTTCTTCCTGCAGGTTCATGATGTAGATTTCCTTTTTTGTGAGCAGTGCGCGTAGTTCTTCTTCTAGAGCCCTCTCATCATCTGTCATTCCTCTCTTCGAGTGCCCAGATGCTGCCACCTTCTCAGTTCTTTCTTCAGGGTGTTCTACTCTAGGTCTTATATCTGAGATGTAAGCTCTTGTCTTGCAATTCACAATGGAAGGATGTTCCTTAGGTATAAGGTCTCCATCAGTTTCAAAAGAAATCTGCTGCTTGTAGTCATCCTTCAACACACAATCTAGCTTGAGAGGGACATCAGATGAGAAAACAGCCTGAAGCAGTGTCTTGTAGTCTCTCTCATTCACAAAAGAGAATGTGCCTTCCTCCAGGGTGCAGCTTCTAGTTCCTGTTGCAAGTGAATTGTTGAGATCATCCCAAATTGATTGCATTTGATTCAGGGTTGCCCCTGAGTCTATACAAACCTCTTGTTTCCTATTTGGCGTCATGGTTGCAAGCTTGAAGGTTGCGTCCACTAGGCCTAGGATAGTTAGTACAATAAAATATTTCATAAAAAATTCGCCGAC